CTTCTCGGCGGCGGTCAATAGTTCGACGCGCCCCTGCCGGTACGTGTTGTCGTGCAGCCACATGCTTTTGCGGATCTCGTGCACCTTGCCGCGCCAGTCGTTGTCCACGTAGTAGCCGTTGGCCTTCAACGCAGAGATGGTCTTCTCCCGGTCGCCTCCGGTCAGCGAGTAGATGCCGTCGATGGACAGGCGGCGTTTCATCCTCCGTCCGGACTGCTGGGCGTATTGCATGCTGGCCCACCCGTATCGTGTGGTGCCCTCGCTGGTGGTCAGCGCCGTATAGCCTTTGCCCACCCTTTGCATGCCGCGTTTCGAGTTGACGACCTGGTAGATGTCGGCGCCATCGCGGATGGCCTGCGCGTAATTCGCGCCGAAGCGCTTGTCCTGCTCCTCACGGGAGAGGCTTTTGAAACCCTCCATGGGGTCGCTGATCCACCCCTGTTGTTTGGCCATGCCCTGGCTGCAGGGCACGTGGCGGCCGTGGCAGTGCGGGTGGCGCAGGAACCCCTCGTTGAAGCGGAACCATTTGCCGGCCAATATCATGCACCTGTCGCAGCAGGTGGCGGACTCGACACGCACGTAGCCGACCTTGGGACGGCTGGTGATGTCCAGTGATTCCGCCTGGCGGGCGGTGTCCATGACAGCCAGAGAGGTAAGCATGACCAGCAGGTTGCGCCCATATTCCAATGCCTCCAACGGGGAGCTGCCGGTGCGTATCGCGTGCAGGGCGGCGAACACGGGGGATTGGAAGTAGGAGGCGATGTCGAGGCCGGACGGAGCCCAGCCTGCGAATGCGTTCGGGTTAGCCAAAGCATGGGGAGTGACGTACACGCCCTGTTCGGCGAGCATCATGCCGCTCGCGTCGATGGCTGTCTCCGCCGACTTGGTTTGGATGGTGGAGAACAGGGTGAGGAAGTCGCGGCTTATCGACTTCCACGACGCCTGGATGTTATTGGCGTCGACCCTGTTCCATGTTCTGCGTGCGGCTCTGTCCGCCGCCAGCTCCAAGGTCGCCAGCCGTTTCTGACTGTAGGCCAGCACCTGAGATTCGACCGCCATCAGCGCCTCCGATCTGCAGGGCACGGTTCAACGATTCGAGTTCGGGGTCGGCCATCTCGTCGGCGCGCATGCGCATGATGCGCTGCACCTCGTCCGAGCTTTGGCCCATCTGCTCCGCGACCCATTGGATCGGGAAACCGAGCTGCTTGTATTTGAGCATCGCGTCCGCCATCAGGGTTTCGCTGCGATACTGCGGGGTCGCGAACTGCACCTTGGAGTCGGCGATGATGTCCGCCTCGTCCGTGTCGTTTTCGTAGCGCATGGCGATGCTGCAGATGTCGCGGATGGGGGATTTCAGGAAGCTGATGCGTTCGATGGTCTTGGATACGAGGCCGGCTTCGGCGACCTCGTAGCCTGTGGCGGGAACCTCCGCGTTTGTCAGCAGGTAATGGCCGGGGGTGCGTGTTTCGGCGGCGATATGCTCCACCGCTTTTTCGATGACCGGGATGAACACGTTCAGGTTCGAGCTTGACCATTCGCCCAGGTTCACGTTGTCGCCGGTGAACTGGTAGATGCGCTCCAGCACCTGCTTGTCGAGTTCGATGGGCTTTTCGCCGACCTGCTGTCCCTCCTCGTTGTAGACGGGCTCGACGAGCGGGTCTCCGCCGAGGATCACACGAGCGGGCAGCGACGCATAATCGAGAGCGTTGAGCAGGTAGGCCCATACGACGTTGACCGTGTCCTGCATCGATTCGACGTGCGCGATGTCGCTGATCGGCGCATTGTCCAATAGCATCTGGTTGCGGAACTCGCGCAGGGGGATCGTGTCCAGACCGGTGGGCTGAGGGTCATTCATCTTCCAGCCGTACACGTCGGGCGGCACGCGCTGGTCGGTCAGGTCGAGCATCTTCTTGCGTTTCATGCTGACCGTCCAGCCGGGCAGCATGAGGGTGCCGTACTCCTTGTCGTCGCCCTGCTGGATGAGGAACCCGGCTGACGGCTGGCCGGTGCGCGCATCGTAGATGACTGCGGCGCTGTCCGGGTGCTCGAACGTGATGCGGGCCCTGCCGTCGACCTGCGTGACCAAAGCGAACGCGCGGCCCGTGGTGGTCATCATCAGCGCGGCTTCCTGAAGTCCGCGTTCGAAGTCGTTGCGGTCGAGGCATTTCATGATGCCGGTGCCGAGCTTCACGTCATCATAAGGGACGAAGCCCTTGAACTTGATGCGTTCCACCGGGGCCTGCGCCACGGGGAGGCACCAGTTGTCGGAGAAGTCGGAGAACCGGTCGCTCATGTAGCGCTTGAATTCCTTGGACGCGAACTTGAGCTTGCCGCGTTTGCCCAAGACGTAATCGGTGTGGGTGCCGATGCTGGGTCGACGGAACTGGATCTTATCGGCCAGTCGGTTCGCCAATGAGGACAGTTCCTGCTGGCTGTAGTCCATCAGTACCTCCTTCTGGTCGATGATCCGGTAAGCATGTAATTGTGTTTGCGAGCGCCCCAGCCGGCGGCTCGCGCGTCGCATGCGGCTTCGTGGGCGAGCACGCTGGTCACGGCGGCGTCTATTTTCCTGTTCTGTTGGGGTTTCGCCAGTCCGTAGCGTTCCAGGGTCTTGGCGACCTTTCGCGCGTTCATCATGTGGGTGCGGGTGACTGGGCAGCCGTCCTGTGTGATGCGATGTGTGGTCAGGTCGGCTTCGAATCGGCGCAATGCCTCGTAGACGGCTCCGATGCGGGAGCTGCCCGACATGCTCCACGGTAGGAATTTCTTCGGCCCGTAGGCGCGATCCCATGCTTCTATTTCCGACTCCCATGACAGTTCGTCGCGGAAGCCGGGATCGCAGTAGGCGCGTTCGATTTTGTAGCGTTCGTTGAGTTCCGCCCATGCTGCGGACACTTCGGCGCGGGGGATGCGGCCGCCCCATTGTTTCGGGTTCCAGATGGTCGCACGCTGGTCGGGCCCGTATCGGGGTGTGAATATCAGCCCGTTGAGGGTCTCCATCTTGATGCATGTCCAGTCGTCGTTCTCCGAACCGTCGAAGCCCGCGCATACGCGCGTGCCTTTTGGCGGGTTCGGCAACCAGAGTTCATGCGCCGGCATAGCAGCTCTCCCACAGTCCGTCTTCGAGCCATGCGCCGCCGCCCTGCACCAGACGGTTCCCGAAGAACCGTTCCGCTTGGGTAGGGTCGGTCTTCATCAGCGCCTTGGCTTCCGATTCGATGGAGTTCAGGTCGACCCACGGTGAGCCGCGATACACGTATTCGAGCATCTTCAACCGTTCGGATTTCAGATTGAAGTCCAACGGCCGGCCGTCGCGGTGACGCAATGATTTCGCGAGATCGGGGTTCCGGTAGAACACGAACACGTCGTCCTCGGCGTTCTCGAACACCTGCTGCGCGTAACTGTCCTCGCCCGGATCCCATGCGTTCGTCCACGCATGTGTGCGGCCGCCCATGCCGGCGGCTCCTCGGCGCTGCGTGGTGGCGACCGCTATCATGCCGTTCGATTTCGTGTACAGGCCGGCCTCGTCCTGTTCGGCGTCCGTGATCGGATTGCCCAGACGGGATTTCGCGGAGGCGGTGACCACGTCGATGCGGTCCAGGTCCAAGGCGTCGGCCTCGCCTTCGCGCCCCGGCTGCAATATGCGGATGAAGGTGTCCCTCACGCGCATGAGCTCCTTGAGCGGGCCCAGCAGGATCGTCGCCACGAGAGGACGGTAGATGTTGCGTACCTGTTCCTCGGAGTTGGCGGTCAGCTGGATGAGCGGCGACGGATGTCGACGGCCTTTCGGCTCGCCCGGATTGTACGGCCACTCCCAGCCGCACGGGCAGCCGTTGTCAGCGCAACGGTACATGTCGCCTTCTCGCGCCCAGCCATCGAAGATGGTGGGCCCGCAGCCCTCGGCGGCGGTGAAGAACGCCGTGCATGGCCCCTTGCCCCATTTCTGCGGTCCGACGGTCAGCGTCATGCGGTATTCGAATGCCTGGTTGAGTACCATCGGGTTGTCGACGGTGACTTCCTCGGGCGGCACATATGGGGCGTCCTCGCGGATGCGCCAACGGTTCGCCGCCAGCCAGTACTGCCAGTCGGACAGCACCACTGGACGGCCTCGCAACGGGCCGTCAGGCTGCCGGCAGTGACGTTCGATCCATGCGCACACCAGATGCCCCAACGTGGGGAAGTCGATGAGCCATGAATCCTCGTCAGCCATTGCCGCTCATCCGACGCTGGTACACATGCTTCGTCTCGTCCATGGGAGAGCGTTCGGCGGCTGATTCCTGGTTCAGCTCCTTGGCCCTGCGGCGCGTGAACTCCGAATCGACTGGCTTCCGCTCGGCCTCCGCTTCGATTTTCCAGCCTAATGCCTGCAATCCGGCGGCGCTCATGCCGACGCGGTCGGAGATGCGCAGCAGCACGGTCAACGCCGTGGGTGCCGGCGCGATCTCGCATGCGGTGGAAAGCCGCGCGTACAACGCCAGTTCCCGGATCATCCACTTGAACTGGGGCAGATGCCAGGCGCGTGCCTGAGGCAGCTTCCACAGCCACTTCCACTTCTCCGCCTCAAGTTTGCGGACGCGCTCGTCATCGGCGGGCTCCAAGGGCCATTCCGGCGGCTTCATCCGGCACTCGGTGTTCGGCAGGCTCTGCAATGTGTATCCGAGTCTGCGGCTCTTCTCGCTGTTCGGGTCCTTGGCCGGCCCGGAGCGTACTCGTTTGCCTCCACTTGGCATGATGTTCACCTCTCGTCATGGCCTTGCGCCCTAGCGACAGATCGACGGGACCGCCCTCGCGGCGGCCCGCCAGCGATGTTTGAACCCTGCGCACCCGACAGACAGCTCACCGGCGGTCAGGCAGGGGTGGTCGTCACCCCACCCCCCTGGGGGTGTTGCCGGCTGTTTTTGTCGTGATGCACAGTGTTCCTGTTTATTGTCTGGTGTTGAAGCCTGCTGGTCTTGTTTTGCCGGTTTTTACATCGTGGCATTGTTTGCATAGGCCTCGTCCGAACTTCGGGTCGTTGGGGTTGAGCCGCATGTCGATGAGTTCGGTTCTTTCGTATGGGTAATGATCCGCGATTGTGCTTGGATTGCCGCAGAGTCCGTGGTGTTTGCCGCAGCCTCCGCGTCCGGAGTCGCCGGGGCATGTGCAGTATGGGTCTCGTGCGAGCACCTGCCTGCGAAACGATTGATGTCCCTTGGTGTTGTATGGGTTGCGTCCACGGGTACGGGTGCGGTCCCGTTGGGCTCGGGTGCAGGCGTCGCATTTGCGTGCCGGTGTCTCGATGAGGTTCGGGCATCCGGGTGTCGAGCAGACTCGCCAGCTCATGTGTGCCTCGCAGTCATTGTGTCCGTTGGCGTGTCTTGGTGTCCTCGGCTTGCATATCTATAGTTATTGTGTTACTATAGATATGTCAGCCAAGGAAAGGAGGTGAACATGGAACAGATCGCGGAGCTGCTCAAGGCCATCGGGGAGTTCCTCTCCGGATTGGGTGCGGCACTCGCACCCATCGCCGCCGTGGCCGTCGCATTGATTGCGAAGAGCAAGCCGCGAAAGCCGCTGAACAGACGGCGCAAGCGGTAACAAGAGCCGTGGATTCCGGATAATCGTACTATCCAGAGCCACGGCTCCACTCCCAACTATTCCATGGAACATCATGAACGGCAAGATAGGAATCATCGCACTCATGTTCGGAGTCGTCAGCCTCGCGCTGGCCATCGCATCCCAGAGCGTACCGGCAGGTGTGTTCGGAATGTGCTCGGGCGTGCTGGGTTATCTGGCAGGAAGGGCAAGCAATGGCGACTGAATATCTCGGCGTCAAACAGGTCGCAGAACGCCTTGGCATCACCAGTGGCGGCTTGCTCAACCTCAAGCTCCCTGAGCCCGACGCCACGATAGGGCGCACGCGCGGCTGGTTGCCTGAGACCATCGATGAATGGAACGCTCAACGTCCGGGACGTGGTGTCGGAGGGGGGAGACCACGCAAAAACAAAGCATAGATACGCGAAAACCCAGCCACATGAGCTGGGTTCTTCGACACTAATCCACTGACATTATGCGGTCACAGTCAGCTCTTTGTCAAGTCCGCCACTGATGACGAGCCGGTAGACGCTGCTGTATGAAATGCCTTGAGGCGTGACATCAAGCTTGCCTCGGGATTTCCACACGGTGAGCGTATGCCTTTTGACGGTGATTCCCGCGTCCGTGAACACCTTGGCTATCTCAGCCGCAGACCCGCGCCTGGAATCATCCCAACACAACGTCTTGAGCCTACGCAGTTTAACCGTCTGCGCTCGCTGTCCCCTCCCGCAGACCGGGCATGTCACCCACTGGTCTGCTGCCCCAGCGGTGAGCATGGTCTCGCATAGTTCACAGGTTCCTATCTCGCGGCGTTGCTCCGGCGGGTCCAGCGCAGCATCGACTTTGCGGGCGATGCCGTCAACGACGTGCATGTAGAAGCCCGCGTCCGCGAACGTGGCGAGCCTGGGGTGGCCTGCGCATGCGATGAGCGTGGCCTTCAGATCCTCGTTGCGTTTGTCTTTGCGCAAGTCCAAGGCGTCGATGCCGTCGAGGCAACGCCATAGTTCACGGGCCGTGGCGTCGAGCATGTCGATCAGGTCGAGCACGTCGAGCCTGATTGGAGTCGGGGGAGTGGCTGTCTGGATTCGCGTGGGCGAATGCCCGCCCGGATGCAGGGTCGCGTCCAACGAGTCATGCAACGGCGTGACGTCGCGTGCCAGTCGCAGGAGCGTGCCGGCGAAACGCAGTTCGCACGTCTCGCACAGTGAATATCCCCCTTCGGTTATCGTGTTGCAGTTCTGGCAGTTCACGTTGGCCCCTTCCGGCTGGTCGGCTAGAATAATGTTTGCTTCTCATCGCCCTGGCCGACCATGGTTGGGGCTTTCTCGTATTTGAGCCGCGAATACGGCATATTCCAGATGCGTTTGAATTCGGCTATCTCCTGCTTCGACAGTTTCGGCCCGCCCCATGGCTTGCCTGGCGGGCGTTCCCGTTTCGGCGGTTTGAACGGTTTGACGCTTATCCGGGCGAGATGACACATGTGCATGGCCAGATACTGGCCGTCCGGTCTGATGCCTGCATCTCCGCAGGTGCTACGGAGCAGCGGGTGGCCGACGGAGGGAAGCCACGTGACGCGGGTCAACGGGCGGCCGAGGATTATCGCCACGGTCAGGTCGTCACCCGCCACACACCCGTAATCCCACGACTCCCACACGGTTTCCCGATCCTCGATGACGTACAGGCCGCACCCCTCGCAGACGGTGACAACGAGGGGACTCGTTTTCGGGATGAACGCGCGAAGCCATGCTGGTTTGCGTTCACGGGCGCGTGGCCTGCTCACTCCTCCATTGCCTTTCTTCTTGCCGCGTCGAACGCGATTCTGATGATGTTCTCCATCCACGCGCCGGGGAGCGTGATGAACTTTCGGGTTTCGGCCATGGCGGCGGCAATCTCCTCTTCGGTGATTTCGCGTGACGCTCCGGCCTTGTATCCTCGTCCCCACGCCCACTGCAGGTCACTGTCGATGTACGACGGGTCACGCTGCTTCTGCGCCTCGATTTCACTGCTGATGATGCTCATTCGTTTCCCCCGTTTCGTTGTTGATTGCCGTTTCGATTCGTATGCACAGGTCGAGCGCCTCCCGCCATCCGGCCTGGTAGCCGATGACGAATGCCTCGGCCGGGCTGTCATTGCCCAAGCCCGCTACCGCCAATGCGTTGAGGGCCTGTTGGACGAGATCAATCGGTTCGGCCATGATTCGCCTTCCTGTGCTCATGTTCCTGCTTCCATACGGAGTGGTGTGAAAGGAACATTTCGAGAGTGCTAACCGGCTCCCAGAATTCGGTTCGCGGGTCGTAGCACCACCATTGGCTGCAGATTGGGCAACGGTAGTAGCAGCCGGGGCCGTGCGGGTCGCATCCTGCAAGCGCAAGCAGCGGCACGCACATGGATATGGCAATGACCATATTTCCGAAGAACAGTTTGGGGTGTTTCATGGGTTATTCCTTTCCGAGTTGTCGTGTGATTGATTTCCAGATGGTCGCCAGTTCGTTGTCCTTCAAACCGCTGGCATGGCCGCGCTCGTATAGGT